TGAGTGTACAGTTACTGAGTTATCTGCATAAGTTTTTGTTGCAACTGTAGAATCAATATCAAATCTTTCATCTATAGCATTCCAATCAAGGCCAGTTCCAGCAAGTGCTGCTTGATCTACTGTTGCATTTGCGATTGCATCCGTAAGGTTTGTTTGTGTTACAAGAACTGTTGTATCTGCAATACCGTGAACACTGCTTGTATCAGATGCATGTGTAGAAAGGTTTGTTGCTACTGTTGTTAAAAATGAAGGATCATCTCCGATAGCCGCTGCTAGTTCATTGAGAGTGTTAAGAAGGTCTGGAGCGCCGTCAATTATTGCTGCTAGTTCTGCTGCATTAGCAAAGTATTGTAATGCGGACCATGCTGATGATCCATTACCCATTTTAAATTTATTTGTGTCAGTTTCAAAACCGATTTCACCTGCTGCGAGAACTGGGTTAGCAGCCGTCCATTGTGCTGCAGTTCCTCTGCGCTGTTGCATTCTTGTTGCCATTTATCTTCTCCTTATGGGTTCTTCCCATGAACTAGTCTTATTATAACATCAATTTTTTAATTGAAATTATCTACTACGCTACCGCCATCAAATACGACTGTCCACTCTGTTGTATCTGGTCCACCTGCGTCTATTCCTATTCCAAGTGGGCTATTAAAAGATCCACCTTCGTAGAATTGAGACACGATAAATCCAGTTCCATCAATTGCGGTATCGTGAATGTGCTGCGGAAGATTATTTGTATCATCAATAGTTGCTTGGGTATACCAAGTTCCATTGTAATAGAAGTTAACTCGGTTTGTTAGAGTATCCAACCACTGAGTTCCATTTGTTGGAGATGAAGGAGCAGTTGGGCCAACAGCCATAGATCCTGTTAGGGAATCTACATAAGCCTTAGTCGCTGCATGTGCTGCACTTGTAGGGGTTCCTACTGTTACTGCGCCTCCGAATGTACCGCCGTTAGTTACGACTAGTCCATTCTTGACCTTGAAGTCTTTATCGACTGTTGCCATTTACTGCTCCTTCTTCCAACTATTTATTTTTTATTACTTTAAAAGTGTTCCAACAACAGCGACTGTTGAGTCATTGTTGAGGGTTGCGACACGAAGACGAACATCGTTTCCAGAAACATCTGCTGAAACTGATCCAAGATCACCATTTGTTCCAACCATTGCGTATTCTGTGATAGCGACATTGTCTGAAGTGTCAAGTGTTAGGATAACCTTTGAAACCTCTGTGTGGGTTCCAGCAGCAATCTTAACCAAGAATTCAGCAGAACGATAGTCTGCCTTAGCCCATGAAACTGCTGTGCTTGTGCTTGCAGTTGCGACAGTTGCCTGTGCTGCTACTTGCTTTGCTACAGAAGCAATCTCTACTGCAGGGAAGTCTGGAGTAACTGCTTCAAGAGCAGAAACTGCACGAGCATCTGTGAAGTAAAGATTTGTTATACCTTCTGCAAGTTGATCAGTATTAGAATCTGCAACACCGTTTTCTGCGGTAATTGTAAGATTGTTTGATCCGTCCTTTGTGATTACAATGTTTGTCTTTGTTGCATTTGCAAGAAGCGTTGCTGCTTCTGCCTTTGCACGAGCATCAGTGTAGTAAAGGTTTGTTGTACCTTCTTCAATATCATCTGTGTCAAGATCATTGATTGCATTTGTTGTAAATGTTTGAGCGTTGCTTTGTGCTGTACTAGCAGAACCTGCGGGATCAAAGATTGCTATACCCGCTGGGTACAAAGTATCTGTGACATGGGAAGTTGTGTAAGAGTTTGCATTTGCCTCTGCTGCATCAACATATTGCTTTGTTGCTGCACCAAGGTTTGCTGATGGATCTGCTGAAAGGACAAGAAGTCCAGTCATTGTATCTCCAGCCTTTGAAACCTTTTCTCCTACTGATGTAGCAAGGTTTGCTGCGAAGTTCTCGTCATCACCAATTGCTGCAGCCAACTCATTGAGTGTATCAAGAAGTGCTGGGGCTCCATTTACAAGTGCTGCAATTTCAGTGTCTGTGTAAGCATTTGCAGTTGTAACTGCGTCTGCCTCTGCAGTGTCTGCGTATGATTGGTAAGCATTTGTAATTGCTGTCTCACGGCCATCTGTATATGCATTAGCATCTACCTCAGCCTGATCAGCATAAGCCTCGTAAGCAGTTGTGATTGCTGTCTCACGAGCATCTGTGTAATCTCCTGCATCTGAAATTGCTTCGCCCTTGGCTGTTGCAACTTCTGCATCTGTAGCAAAAGATCCGTTTAGTGTTGTAGAAATTTGAACATTTTGTGAACCATTGAAGTTAACTTGACCAGTTACATCTCCAGTTAGTTCAATTGTACGAGCAGTTTCAAGTGTGGTTGCTGTATCTGCATTACCAGTTACATCACCAACGAGGTCTGCTGTAATTGTACCTGCAGCAAAGTTGCCTGAGCCATCACGCTTTACAACTTTGTTTGCTTCATTTGCTGATGTGGCTGTTCCGCCAATCAGGTTGACGATATAGGTCTGATCGTCTGTCTTCTTTGTAAGAATGTCAAAATTGTTTACTGTTGCTGTTGTGCCTTCGACAATGAGACCATTCTTTACTTTAAAGTCTTTGTTTACTGTTGCCATTTTTTTATCTCCTTAGTTATGCCTTAAGTCCAATTCGTGCAAAACGAACTGTGACTGGCTTAATCGCAGGGTCTGGAGTAACCGTCAAGGATACTGTATTTCCAACCCTGGAGACGCTAACGGTGCCAATATTCCCATCATTGTCTATTGTGCCAAACTCAGAGACGTTTACATTCGTTCCGTCTACCAAGATGGTCAACTCTGTTGCATAGAACTTGTTATCTCCCGCAGTTGTTTTTGCGATAGAAACAAGATACTTAACCATGCGCCATTCTGTGGCGTCAAAGTTATCAATTACTGTGGCATTTTCAATACCTGTAATTGTGTTTTCATTATTACCCATTGAACCAAGGTCGGTTGAACGGGCTGAGGCAGAATCAATTAAATCCTCATAATCTTGTTGCGTGGGGCGATCCCCAGTCTCAAACTTTGTCTTCAAATTAGGTATTGATATCTTTGCCATGGTGATATTATAACTCCTTTTTATTATAAAATATAGTTGCTATATCCTATAATTTGCAACGGTATTGGGGGTGGATTATTCTTAGAATACCCAAACACGCTAACATTAATAAACTGAACACGAAAAGGTAAAACCTCTTCTATCTTTGCTTTTGGCTGTATATAATTGATTCTGACATACTTTTTGTCTAACTCTTTTATTTGAGCATGTGCTACTCTATGAGTTGTGTTATAGACTTGTTCGTTTATTGGAAGTAAATTTTGATTTATCATCATTGTGTAACATCTTCAAGGATAACCATAGACCCTTTGGCTACCGTCCAGACTCTTCCCTCAGACAAAAGTTCTGTGAGTTGAATATCAAAGATATCTCCTGTCTCTAAAAGTTCTGATTGTGAAGATGTTAGGTTTACCGTGAAACTTCCTTCTGTGTCTTGAAACTCAATTGGCTCTGGAGATAATGTAACAATAACATCATCTGTTGATGGACGATAAATGTCCATTTTAATTTCCCAGTCTTCTAAATAAATTGGCTCTCTTGCATCATTTGTTACATACACTCTAAATGCTGCAGAGTCTCCTCTAACTACCGTCCAACGAACCTCTGGAGGTGCTGAACCAAGAGCGTAAGAATCTGTGGGTTGATTTCTAAAGGTAGCCATAATGTTATTATATCACGACAACCCGTCTTTAAGGGCTCCCCATGTACCGTTGCCTTTTGTCTGAACAACTATCATTCCACCAAGTGGTTTGGTTGCTTGGATTGCAACAACACCAACATATATTGCTGCTCCAGTTGATGGGCGACCACCGACAAGACTTCCAGTAGAATCAACATAAACCTTAGTTCCAGAAGATCCAAGCCCTGTTGTATTCATTTGTATAATTCCAGAAACCACAGCAATGCCATCACTTAATGTTGCAGTATCTGCCTGCATTAAACCAAGTATCGGATTATTAGGATTATGTGTTGGACTTGATGGATTATATTTTTCAACAGTTGGTTTTAATTTTCCATCATGAGATATGCTTCCTGAAATAAATACTGGCGTTCCTGCGGGAAGAGAAATAGAAGAACTTGTATTTCTTACAGGAGAAGCAACGCTAGTCATACCTAGCGGTGGCAAAATATTATTTAAAGCATCAACTAATACTTTAAAGTCTCCGTGTACATTGACGGGATCTGAAGCAAGCGGGTACTTCATAGTAGGATAGTTAGATGAACCTTGTGGCATAATCTTTATTATACCATCCTATAAAGTTGACTTTTGACTAAATTTTGTGTTATACTTGGTAGTAACACCTACCAAGGTGTTATTGTTTTCTAAGGAGGAAACTATGATTAAATTTATCGAAAGAAACAAAGAGATCATTAGCACACTCAGTATATTGGCTTTAGTAGTGACTTTATCAAATGCTGCTAATGCTGAAGAAATAACTATAAAGAACAATTTAAGTACTGAACAGGCTCAAAAAGCAGAAAACGCCTCGAAAGAGGTTTTTTTGGTTTCTAAGGCTAAAAAATTAGAGAGTTTTGAAAATAAGACTTCTCTGACCGATATCGAATTAAAGCAACTCCTTTCCCTTGTAGGGTTTAAGGGGCAAGATCTTGTGGTGGCTTGGGCCATTGCCAAGAAAGAATCTAATGGTAGGCCTTTGGCATTTAATGGCAACCATAAGACTGGGGACTCCTCTTATGGAATGTTCCAAATAAATATGATTGATGAATTGGGTCCAGACCGTAGAACTAAGTTTGATCTTGATTCTAATGCTGAGTTATTTAATCCCGTCAAAAATGCAGAAATCGCATACTATATGACAAATGGCGGAGAAGATTGGTCTTCATGGAAAGGTATTACGCCTAAGACCAGAGAATGGATGAAAAAATTTCCTAAGTAAATAAACATAATCTAAAGGCACCTATGGAAACCCTGTAGGTGCTTTTTAGTTTCTCAAAATAAGATTTATTGCTACCCTTGGGGCTTTTATTGTTTCAATTTCATGTACCAGGTCTTTTGGAACAAAAATAAAATCACCCTCAACAACATGAGTTTCATTTTCTAAATTTGGACCTGTTCTCCATATCATTTCACCTTTAACTACCCACTGGAACTGATCAACATAGTCACTATGCTTGCTTCCAACCACACCACGATTTTTCATAAGAGATACCAATGCAAAATTTCCATCGTATACTTCTGAAGAATACTGAGAAATACCCCATTTTGTTACTGGTAATAATTCTGGGATAATTGATAGATATTTGTCTTCTGGATCATAAAGTTGAAACGCCAATCTAGACCAAAATCTGCATTTAAGACTCATGTCTGAAGATTCTCCTTCAATAAAATCATTTAAGCGATATGATCTATGTGGAAATTTTTCTAAATCTTCATCAACATACTGAGAAACCATTGACATAATTGTATCTAATGATGGAAGAGTTGGAAAAGGATTTTTAAATACGTGAACCCTTTTTTCTATAATTGCCTGTCTAACAAGATTCATGTCTATTGCTGATAAATCTGACATATTATATTTTAACTTTCTTTCTCATTTATTTTATCAATATTTTCTTGAATTAAATTTAATGTTTCTTCTTCAGACAAATTGACAACGTTAATATAGTAATGATTTGTGCCAGAGTAGTCTACAAACTCTTTATAATGATACCTGTGATTTGGAATTGCTGAAATTTCAAAAATGTTTGTTTCTTTATTTCCCCAAAAAGAATGAAATTCCCATGTACCAGATGTTCCAGCAATATTTTTTGCAGAACTAAAAATTTTTATTTGTTCTATTAAACTATAATCTTCTGGATAAATAATTTTCCATCCATTATCTTCAAATTTCTTTTGTATAAAGTCTTCTTTTTCGCAGTATCTCCATTTAGCAAACCAGAAATCTCCTTTATCTTTCTCAGATAAAAAATCTTTATTTGAATAAAATTCAATTTGCCATTTACGAAAGTTATTAAATCTTTGTCTTGAAATTGTCCATTACCTCCGCCTACAGGGCAGTCACAAAATGGAAAGTATTGTAGTGATCTTGTTGCACCATTGCTTGAATAAAACTCTTGTGGGAATGTAAGGTTCATGTCAAAAAACATTATTACCTTTTCAAAAGAATAATTTCCGACTGAAATATTAAAAACTTCTGGATTTTTATAGCCAAGGAAATACATTTGGTCTATTGTTACCTTGTTTTGATTAAAGTATCCGTTCTGAGTTTCATAAAAAAATGGCTTTATATTTTTATATTTTAATTGTAAAATTTTAAATTGTCCATATATGTCCATTAATGAATGACCAAATGCCGAATGTGTCTGAAACAAATAGGTTTCTCCAGGTACATTAATTACTGGGCCATCATCATTTTTTATAAAAAAATTATTAATAGATACACTATCAAATACATAGTCAAAAAATTTTTCCTGTGTAATACCATCGCATGATAAAATCATGTTAGCCAACTAACTACAGCATATCTCTGTCCAGAAATAACTGGGGATACTGAATGATTATACATATAGTTTGATGGAAAGGCAATGAAGTCATTTGCTTTTGGCTTGTAAATAACATTAAACCTAGGGAAAACTATTTCTCCACCCTCGTAATTATCATTTAAATAATAAATTGTAGACATTCTTCTATGAAAATCTTTATGATCATCTATATGATTTGTAAATTTTTGTCCTATTCCATATTTTAATATGCTATATTGATCATGCCAGGTTGTCGCTAAAGCATGATCTCTTTTATAATCATCTTCTAGTGGTGCTAAAAATTTTAAAAATAGATTTGATAGAGTTGCATTAAAAGCATCATGAAAAGTATTAAAATTTGTTATTTCTATATTACTATATCGAACTGGAATAACAAGGGTATCTCTTGATTCTTTATTTACATATGAATCTCCATCTGTTTTTACTTTTGCTTCTATCCACTCTATTTTTGCACTAGAAGCGCCATCTTCTATATCAGATACAAGAGACTCATGGTTTTCTATTGCATTTGAATATACAATAATTCCTGGAGCAATTTGTTTTTTATTAATTACCATTTTCCAATTGGGCATTCTGCTAGAGATAACTTAGTTTTTACTGCCATAAAACATCCACACTTTTTGCATTGTTTTGTTAACTTAATTAATTCTGGACATGACTGACAAATTGAATATCTTTTATTTGATATATCTTCGCTTACCCAATCAGTATCAGATTTAACTATGTCTATTGGTTTGACTTTAGATATTCTATTGTTTTCAATTATTTCTTTTATTTTATCTAT